TCCCATCCACCTATCATTTTACCTGTTGTAGAGTAATAAAATCTTATTAAGTTATTGTTTACAGCTGGAGACGCTGGAACAGTTATTGACACAAATAATTCTGACAAATAAACTATTGTATCCGTTCCATCTATTAATGTTTTTACTACAAAACCTCCTGTATTAACCCAAGTGCTTCCATTATTAACACTATAAGAACATGACATTCCAGGAGTTATTACTCCAGTTAAAGTAGAAGTTTCAATTTTAAAAGTAGTATTAGTGTTTGAAGAAGTTTCAGATAAGCTAGCATCTACATTATAATCTACACCAACATCACTTATTGTCGCAAACTCATCTCTGAAATAATCAGTCATACCGTATGCACTAATCTCTGTTAGCCCATCATTAGATAATCTCATTACAGCATTACGATCTTTATCGGTAAAATACTTTCTATATCCATAAACAGCAAAAGATTCTGGATTATTACTAATACCATATTCTCCAGTGTAAGGAACTATTTGCCCTATTACTTTGTTAGCAGCCTGAGTTTGCGTACCACCTTCAGTTGTGTATATTGTATCTTTATCTATTAATGCTCTACTACATTTATCTCTTTGAAGTACTATTAAGTTAGTGTCTTCAGCATATGTTTTTTGAATAGGTCCATTAACAGGGTCTGCTGATCTTATCAAGTCGTCAGCTACTGAGAATACATTAGTGTTATTAACTCCTGTTCTAGAATTATATACACCAGAATATATTAAAGAATTAAACCTATGTTGTTGTATAGGTTCTGGCTCGTTTAAATAAGCTTTAACGCCATAGTCTGTTGCTAAATTATTATAACCCCCTTTTATTCTTCCTTCTTCTATATAAAAATTCTTTTCAGATGATTTAGTTATACCAGGATATGCTACACCCGGATTTATAGCCATTACATCTGGAAGATCAACAGGTTTATTTGCTCCACTATATGGAACTCCATTACCTGTAAGTTTCTTTATCCAGTAAGAATTAAAATAATCTACTTCTAATAATATTGCCATAATTTATAATCACTTGTATTTATACTTATTTAACTAGCAAACGTAGTTTGAACTGTTATAGTTAAATCGCAGGAAGCACTAGCTAAACCATTGCCGCTGGCATCAGTTACTGTTATACTATTGACATACGTGCCGTCTGCCACGTTGTTTAATTGTATTCTTTGTTGATTGAATAAGCCGGTGCTAGCTTCAGCTCCAGATGTTGAATCTAACAATATAAAGTTATTATTAGTATCACTTTGACTCCATATTAACTCTTTAGATGCTTGATTTCCAGCAGCTCCATTTACTGCTTGAAGAGTAAAAATGTAATTATTGTCGGTTGTTAAAGTAACAGGAGCTGGACAAACTGTAAAAGAAGGAGTAATGTTTGTTAAAGAACCATCTATTAAAAAAGTATTACTATAAGGTAAACTTGAAACAGTATTAACTACATCTATCGTAAAACTATAAGAATTAGAAGGAAGATCTTGCTTAAAGTAATTAGGCACACTGTTAGATAAATAAAAAGTTCCAGCTCCACTATTGTTTAAAGTAAAATTATTTGTTACGTTAGTTCCATTACCGTCTAAAACTCTAGTTAAACTAGCATCAGCAGAAACTAATTGAGACCCATCTTGTCTATTAATTTTAAACTGAGAAATAATAGTATTAACAACATCATTTTCTTCATATTTAAATATGCTTCCTTTTGGACCTAAAGGTATGAACTCTAAGTTTGTAGGTTGATAAGGTGCATTAGCTTCTTGAATATCTTTATTTAAAGTAGATATTAACCCCATTGTAGAAGTTTCCCAGTATATATCTAAAGCTGATTCTTTTGGTTTAACTTCTAACACGCCTAAAGGTCTTCCTTCTTGGGGTATGTTTATATCATTAGGAGCTATTGTTATAATAAAAGGTTCTGACCATGAACATCCAAAAGTTCCAGACGAATTTGGTTGTTTCGCTATTTTAATTTTATCTCCTGGCAAATATCCACTACCTGCATTTACTACTCTTATTGTAAGCTCATCTAAATCATCTCTATCTTCAGCTGTAGAATTAGAGAAAACTTGAACTGTCAAACCAGATCCTACGCCAGTGATAGGAAACGTATCTTGAACAGCGCTCCAAACTACAGGACTATCATTGGTTATAGTCCCAGAGCTAGTTTGTACTTCCCACACGGGTCTAGGGTCTGATAAGTGATAATAAAATGTTAGACCTGAAGATGGTGTAAAAGAACCAAATAAACCATGTCCCCAAATATTACTTCCATATAAATTACCGTAAGTAGTTCCAGTAGTATTTAAAATACCTAATGAAGGATTACTATTAGGAGTATATATACCAGGTGTAGATGCTGGTGCATTTATATCAACTTCAATACCAACATCAGTCATTTTACCTATAGTATTTACAGGGAAAAACTTAGTGCCTAAATAGTATTGACGACTAAAATTATTATCTTTTAAACCAGCTATTCTTGGAAAAAGAACTTCATCGCTAGTTCTAAATTGAGTTTGAACCGGAGATACTTTAGCTAAATCTGCAGGAACTTTATTTATATTATCAGCTAATAATGTAATAATAGTTTTTTCTGTTTGATCTGTCTCTATATTAGGTGATCCAGCTAAAGGAGCTGGACAGTAAACATTATAATAATCTTGAGAAGTTTGTTTAACTACCACTTTATAAGAGTAATATCCTGTTTGATTTGATCTACCATATATTTTTATAGAAGTAGAAGCACTTACTGTTACTTCTTCAGATAATGTAATAATTTTAGTAGGTATATCTATTGCTATTATACTAACAGAAAATGCACTTGAAGAGGAATTTATTCCTTCAACTATATCACCTACTTCTATATCAGAGTTCCAATCACCAGCCAATATAAACTCATCTAATACCGGTGGTCCAGTTGGATTACTTGCTATTGCATCTATTTCACCACTTTTATATAATCCAGGATATCCAGAAACATTAGATATTACACTTGGTATAGGATTTTGAATTAAAACTTTCAAACTATCGCCAAACCAGTTCCATAATTTGTCATTACTCCATGCTGGATTAGAATATATACTTTTATAAGGAGCATAAACAGTAGAACCTCCGTAGTATTGGTTTGAACTAGCTGGAAATTCAACTCTTTCGTCAGATGCGGATGATAATATTACATCAGATGATCTTCCATACTTGTCTTGTAAAACTATACCTACTTGATAAGATCTGTTTTGTTTTAATGTATGGTTAGGGTACGCTACAGACGAGTAACTTGTGTTAGATTCAAAAGGTTGTAACTTAGGAGACACACCCACATAGAAATCTAAAGTATTAGGAGAAGAGTGTTTATCTCTAAAGTTTCCTAATACAACTCTATTTCCAGTTACTGATTGTGTTTTAGAACGCACTGGTATTTTATCATAAATTCTAACTGTGTCAGCCTCTGTTAATGTTTTTATAGGTTTTCTAGACTCATAATTGTATAAGTAATTAGTTGTAGAATTACTAGTAATAGAAAGATCAGTTACTGGAATAGTATCTAAAACTTTTACAGCTAGAGCGTCAGACTCTTTATACAAAATCTCAATATCAGAAACTTTTAAAGTATTAGCCAAAGTGTTCACAGTATAAGGAGTTTCTATATTTAAAGATACATTTTGCACTTTGTTTTCAAAAAAATCTATAATAGTAGAATTACCAATTTGCTCTTCTTGAGACAATAATAGACTTAATCTTTGTAAACTACCAGCAGGAGAAGCCGTCAATACATTTTCAAAGTTACCAGGTAAAGATGTTATGTATCCATCTTGCTTAGGTATAAAAGCAGGCTGAGTATAGGGTGATATTAAAGAATATTCTCCATCTTCAAATCTATATCTATAAGCAAATCTAACAAACTTATCTGATAAGAAATCTTTATCACCTGCCCAGTTTGAATCATAGTTAGGATTTGGAGCAGCAAAAAGGTATTGGTCTCTACCAACAGAATTATTTATTAATGCTTTTGATAGCGTTATTTGTAAGTTAGGAAAAGTTCCACCTATAGTTTGAATTGTTGTATCCTCTGCTAGTGTATCCGATATTATATTCCATCCAACTTTTGGTTCAATATTAGCTAATCCAGCTGAAGACGCGGGCATCGTAATGTTTAACGTACCAGTTGCGCCTGAACTAACGTTATTTGTTAACATACCGTAAGTAGATGGAGCTAAAAATTCTGTAGCTTTATTTTTACTAGTAGGATAGTAAAGAGTTACGTCTTGACTACTCCAAATTAAATCAGCCGCGACTGTAGATTGAACTATCAGATCTGTTGTAGGTAATGATCCTAATACTTCACTTACACGTATGTTTTGTGATTGAGCATCTCCAGCAGAATTATTACCACTCAACTTAATATACATACCTTCTTTTATAGCGGAACTAGCAACGGATAATGTAACTACGCCGCCTGCTGTTGATGCGCACTCAACATTATCAATTTTATCCCACAAAGTAGGAACGTTGTAAGGATAGTACTTTGCTAAAGATATTTGTTCTTCATTGTAGTAATGAGGGTACGTTGATGTAGCATCAGCACTAGAAGCTAGATTAATATTTATTTTTCTAGGTTGATTTCTATTATCAGTCCAAAATAATAATTCTTCTATAACGTTTATACCATACATGTTATGTGTAGTAGAAAAATTTAAGAAACTGCCTTTAACTAGTGTTTGTGATGTACTAGAGTTAACATTGTACATGCATATACTACAGTATGCTGACTTAGGAGCTGTATTAGATAAAGAATCACTAGAGGTATCAGAATAGTTTGTAAGAAAAACATATATTATGTCAGTAGACTCATCCATGTAGCTACCTATTGCTACCACACCAGGTTCACTAGTAAAAGTGTTTATATTTAAATTTCCTAAAACATTTTCTAAAGCACCTACATCAGCTGACTCAGATCGGCTAACGCTAACATTTTCAGCATTTCTATATTCACCTTTACTTAACAATCTATCATCTAAGTCTTTATTCATCTTAGATTTGATGAAAGTGTTTTGTACGTTACCCATATTATTAATGTTTAATCCATTTAGATTTACCTCTCATTACTTGTGTAAACTCTTCTATTTTAATATTACTTAATCTTATTTTAGCATTTCTAAGTTGAGCACGTCTGTCTTTTTTAAATCTTTGTACTATATACTCTTGAACATTGGCTCTACCAGCTAGTATCGAATAAGCTATATGCATATATAGAGCTTCTTCTGCCACCTTAGGTATCTTGCTATCCATATCATATGCTAATCCATCAGATATGTATTCTAATATTATTATTTGATTAGCTAAATCACTTGAAAAACTAAATTTTCCTTCTCTCTCATTTATAGTGAACCATCCATTTTTTTGAGATGTCTCAGGTTCTAGACCATATCTTTGCCCATAAGCTGTCTTCCACCATGACCAATTATAAACGTTAGCATAATTAGTTATTTGACTATCAGTTATTTGACCTGTGATGTTTAAGTTGTTATTAGAAGCCCATCTAATATCTGTTTCAGATTCAGCTGGCTCAAGGTTTTCACCCCAGTTACCTTGAATTGGAACTCCTTCACTATCTTGTAATAAAGGTGTAGGATTACTTGTTAGTCTAGTTGGGTATATTATATGCTTAACTCCAGAAGTATCAACCCATGATAACTGAACGTAATTAACATAGTCTTGAGGTATAGCTAAAGACAAACTAGGTGGTATAGAAAGTTCTAATTGATTAACAGACTTTAATGTGTCATAACTAAATTCTTGTAAACCTCTTTTCGCATGGAATATAACGTCAGATCTTTTTACTCTAGGTATTATCTTATCTAACCCAACATAACCTACCATGAAGTTGTTTACTACATCTTTAAGACTTAAATATGCGTAACTATTATAATTGTCCCATATACTCTGTTGTATTAATCTAACTCTAATTATTAAACCAACAGCTTGAGCAGGTATAGTTATTGTATTTTGAAATACACTGTATGTTCCAATAGTTAGATCAGTGTAAGTGTTAGGATTTAAAACACTATTAACCGCTACTACGTAATTAGCTATAGAAGCAGGATTACCTCCACCAGCATCATTCAAAGGCATGTTAAAAGGGGAAGTAATAGTTGTTTGCCCTGTAGAGGTTACAAAGTCTTCTCCAGAATAGTACTGAGCATTTGTTTCTTTTATTAATCCCATTTTTTATTATCTTTTTGAATTATCTTCTTCTTGTTTTGTCATGCTAGCAGCCATTTGACTTATTTGAGTTTCCCTTATCACTATACCAGAATACTTTAAAACGTTTAAAACTGCTTCTGTTTGTTGAGCACTACTTAACTCAAAATTTATAGAGCCTTGGCCCGTTGCTCCCATTAGGTTAGCAGCAGTTAAAGTTATAACGATAGGACCAGTAAGCCCCGTAATAGCCGTAGTAGGTATTGTTATAGTATCATCTACAGCATATCCATTTCCAGAAGCGGTTACAGTGATAGAGGTGTTTGCACTTGTTAAAGCTGGTGTGCCTGTTCCAATAATGTTTACTGATATCTCTAAACCAGTTCCACCGCCACTAGTAGTAAAATTAGTGGCAAGAGCCCCTTGAGTTAAAGCATATGTCCCTATGTTAGCACTAAAACCACCAAAATTAGTAGAAGAAGTTAAACTGCCTAAAGCTACAGCAGTAGCATCATAAGCTCTAGAATCATATATGTATTGGCCTAAACTTCCAATTGTGTAACCCCATCTAACGTCTGATGGTTTTTTAATATAATTAAATGTAACATCAGTTGTAGCATAAGTATTAGTAACTGTAGGATACACAGTGATTTTATCTTCTTTATATTTAGCTATAGGGAAATTTGACGACGGCTGCGTCAAAGGTGAAAGTATTTGCTGTGTATATTCTCTAGCACTTACTATTTCTATTTCAGGAGAGTTTACTCCTTTATTGTAATTTACTGAACCAAACCTATGTAGATCTTGTGGTTGAGTATAAATATTGTTTGTTTGAGCAGCTGGATTATAAGCTGATTCGCTTTTTTCAAATACTTGAAATTCTTCACGTATATGATCCATTCTTGATGCAAATTCTACATCTGTTTTTGGCATACGTATATACTGATTATAATCTTCAAAAAACTTTTCAAATATTTCTAATTGTACTTGAGTACCTAGCTTATTGAACTCATCAGGAGTTATATATCCTCTTTGTTCTTTATTTAAAATACTTAGTACAGTTGTATATACAGTGTTTACGTTTATTGCCATTTTAATATTTTTAAAAAAAAAAGGGTGGCGAAATACCACCCTAATTTATAATCACTTGTTATCTTAACTTTTTCTGTATAGACTTATAAACTTCAAGTCCTTCGTCTGTTTTAAACCACGCAGCCATAGCTGAATAAGTATTTTCTTCGAAAGGTACGGTCATTAATTTTTTACCATTACTTGCCCACTTAAAAGTTCTTTGATCGTCAGCTAAAGTTATTATTCTAGCTTCCACAGCTTTTATAGCAAAGTTTCTTAGTTCTACGTTTTCATCTTGAGATAACTCTATTAATAGTCTTGGATTTCTTTTTGCAAAAACTAATATATCTCTTTTTAACTCTTTAGAACTTAATTTAGAAACAGCTGTACCAACTTCAACTCTTAATATAGCTTCTGCTTTTTCAATATCCATATCATAAGCTAAGTTCATAGCTGCTATTTCCATTTCTAAATAATCAAACTCATCTTCAGCTACAACAACCTCATCATGCTCTTTAAATATTAGATTAGAGTGTGGGTGTTTTGCTAAAAACTGTTGAAGATTTCTTTTTTCTTTAGGCACCAATAGATGACCTTTTTCAAATATAATATGCTTAAGAGTTACATTACCTTTTTGTTCGTCTACAAAAACGCTTTGTTGATTAGTAGCGTACCTAAGTTCTCTTTCATACCCTAGCTCTTCATCAAACCAAACTAAAGGATATCTTTTTGAATGTCTACTTGGTAAAGTATACGTTAAAGGTTCTTTGTTTCCTAATAAGTAATAATTTCTATCTTTATACTCCCAAGTATCTACTACTTTAGAAGATTTTTTTTCTTTTGTTTCCATAATATAATATAATATAATAATTAAAAAAGACCCCGCCGAAGCGGGATCTTATATTAGTTTAATTAACTGTGAGATTGAACACTGTGATTGTCTAAGAGCATCAACTACCAATTTAATGAAAGTTGGTACCGCAGATCCAACAGCAGCATGAGTCAAAGTAATAATTTGATTCTCACTATGAACCATAGAATAAGTAATTACAGTAGAAGTAGATCCTCCTGTAACTGCTACTATGTTTTCTGTTGGAATTGGTTTTGTTGTGTTTTCTGATCCTGTTGCAGAACCAGCCACTGTTACATAAATATAACTCATAATTTCTATATTTTTAAATGTTAATAATTATTAAGCTCCTTTGAAGTTTCAGAAGCTCTATATCTTACGTGTAAGAAAGGTCTTCTAATATTTGATCCTAACATTTGGTCATATACTGTAGTTGTTCCAGCAGGAACTAATACACCATCTATTTCTTTGTCTAATCCCCTTAAAGAAGCATCATTTAGATATTTCCAGTCAGTCTTGTAGAAGTCATAAGAACCTCTTCTGAATCCAGAAAAACCAAAGTTTAATGCCATATCTCCATCGTTCTCAAAAAGACCGTAAGAAGCAGCTTGAGTAGAAGCAAATCCACCATTAACAGCAGCAATCATGTCGTCAAAATCAAGAGCCGTAGATCTAGATAAGAATAACATGTTTTCTTCAATAGCACCTTGCTTGTCTAAGTTTTTAAGGATTTCATCAAAATCACCTAAAGCACCTGAACCAGGAGCAGCAGCTCCAGCAAAGCCAGAGTATACATTACCTCTTGCTTCAATAGCAGCAAATAAACCTTCAGTACCTTTGATATCACTACTACCACCGGCTGGTCCATATTGAAAATTAACACCAGCATTAGTCATTAATTCACCTTCAATCATCGCCATTTCTAAGTAATCTTCAAATCTTAATCTTGTTTCAGATTCAGATTTTAGATACCATAAATATCCTGATTGACCATCTTCAGTTGACACTTCAACCCAACCAATTTGAGCAGCATCAGATCCACTGATTTTAAAGTTATCTTTAAGAATTAATGGAGAATTGTGGTATTGAGTGAAATTAGGCTCAATAGAACCTTCCATTCCAACCATTCCTTTTCCAAATTCAGAACCGTATACAAATACATTACATGCAGCAGCGCCTAAAAGTCCAGCTGGAAAATTAGCAGCAGTTGTTTCATACAATGAGCAAGTAAGGATATCGTTTGTTATACCACCACCTGTGCTAGTTACAGTTTGAACTAAAGCTTTAGCAGTAACTAAACCTGTAGCTACATCTGATAACAAGATAGTTTGACCTTGTCTTACAGCACCATTTAAGCTTGGGTTTTCAGCAGCTGTAATATTTAAAGTTACAGTTATATCAGTAGTATTACCACCACCAACAAGAGCAGATGTTACACCTTTATATGCTACGTGTAATCTATTTTGTTCAGACCAAATAACTTGATCAGAAGTCATAGGCATTTCAGCTCCAACCATTCTCAAGAAACCACCAATAGTTCGGTTTCCGTATCTTTCTACCTCTGCTTCGTAAAGCTCTGGTAAATATTGTTGTGCGAAGTTTCCTCCAGCACCACCATCAAACGTTAAGTAGTTTGATTGTAAAGCCATCCTGTTTTGAGCAGGGACTAATGAAGCAGGAAAACTCCCACCAGTTACAAAACTCATAATTTTTAGTTTTAGTTTTTATTTTTTACTTTTAAATTTTAACTTAGTACCATTATCCCCGCTTATTGCTTTCACTTTTAATCCGTTTATAAATACATCACCATTACTTTGAGATCTTGGTTCTGCGCTTATGTTTTTAGATTTTGCCATAACATCTTTAACAGCATCGGCTTTGCCTTGCTCGTAAAAATGGTTAGCTATAGTGTCTACATTTTTTGCAGCGTAAATAGCTTTGTGATAAGCTCTAGCATCTGCTATTTCTCCGTCTTTATTTAAGAACTTCTTAATAAACGTTGTTAAGCTTGCTTGATCTTCAGCGACAGTCTCCACATTTTGAACATTGTAGTTAAATTGTTTTTCTCCAATTTTAAATTCAAAACCTTTGAATTTATCAGAAAAAAGCTCTTTAGTTTTATTGTTAAATATGTCTCGTCTCCTACTAGCTATTTTTTGGTCTTCGTTATGTTTATTGAAAAACTCCATTGCTTCTTTTTGTTCTTGAGTTACGTTTGATTTCAACTTGATTTCATCGTAATATTTTCTCTTTGTTTCCTCCAAAAAGCTTTTAGCTTTTGCAATTTCTTCTTTTTTCGCAAGTTTCTTTTTCTTTACCTCGCGTTCTTCATCCATTTCTTCGTCGTAATAAAATTTATCTTCCATTATAAATTCTATTTCTTCTTGATCCAAATGAGGTTTAGTATTTTTATAATATTCTTTTAATAAATTAGACTCATCTAACTGAGAGTAATCTCTATTTAATCTTGTATAGTCTTCTATACTTCCACCAGTATCTTTCATGAAAGTTATTAGCTTCTCTATATTTTCAGGCATTACAACCTTTTTCTCTACAGGCGCTTTTATTTCAGACTTGTTACTTGGTTTATTCTCTACTTTTATCTCAGTTATAGGAGATTTTACTTCTTTGATACTTTCTCCGGTAGATTCTTGCTTTGGTACGTCTGGCTCCACTTTTTCGCCATTTTTGGCATGAACTTGTACATCCACCTTTTTTGTGCTTTGCTCTTGAATGGCATTTTCTTTAGGTTTTTCGTTAATTGTTACTTTGTGAAGTTTGTCTTCTTGTTTTTTAAATGCTGGTTTTTTAATTTTAAGAGGTTTAGCTTCCTCTTCTTGTTTTGTTTTTGACATAATATAATATAATAGTTAATATAAGGATTAAGTGATTTGTAAATTGTTCAAATCAACTTCTCCACTGTTTTGGTCAGATTCAAAATCTGTAGGTAATAAATCATTTTGTCTTTGGTCTATCATTTTACTTTGTTGAGTAGCTTGTATCTTAGTTCTTTTGTCTTTTCTATCTTCAATACTTTGCTCTCTAGCTTGTTCTTTTTGTACATCTACTTGAGCTAGTTTCATGTCAAACTCAAACTTTTGCATTGCTAGTTCTTTTTTCATTTGCAGCTCAGTCTGCATTCTTTTTATTTCAAACTGTGATTTTCCTTGTTCGATTTGAAGTTGAGTTTGAGCTAACGCTTGCTGTTTTTGAACTTCAGCTAATGCGGCTTTTTCAGCTGTTTCTGCATTTGCTTGAGCTTGAGCTTGAATATTAGCTTGTTGAGCTTTTTGATCAGCTTCTTGTTTTTTCTTTCTTCTATATTTTAAAAACTGATTAGCTAATTGAATGTTTCTAACTTCACGTATGTCTATAGCATCTTCTAAATATATCTGTCCAGACTTTAATGCTACTTGTATGTTCTCTTCTAGTTTAGCTTTTTCCTCGTCATCCGGTTCTAGCTGTAAAAATATACCAAAGTCATGTATGTTCAACTCCGTTAGTTCATCTAATGTTCCAACATTAAAAGCTGATATACTGTTTCGTAAAGCTTGTTTAGTAAAAGGAAAAGCTAATGAATCAGCTATTCTCAGAGATATGTTCTCACACGTTCTGAGAGTAAGATACATACTTGCTTGTAGTATATGTCTTGTAGCTGTGTTTGAATTAGCTGCAGCCATTTTTTGCAAACCAACTAAAGAATTTTTGTCTGGAGTACTTCCATCTCTAGCTTCGTTTAAACCGGTTACGTCTCTTATCATTTGTAGGTAATATTGATAAGTCTGTATTAAAGACTGTATTTTACCACCGCCTGAACCAGTCTGTAGTTCTTGTACTGGTATTTTGCCTCTATTAACATCACCGTCTTGAGTTAAAGATCTACCTACTACACTACCAGTTTGAAAATACATATTTAACGCTTCAGCAGGATTATAATTAGTTCCGTTTCCTAAATCTACTTCAGCTAATCCATCCATATCTAAGTATACACCGTCTGGAACTACCCTAGCTAGTACTTGCTGTATTTTTAAATGAGTTAGTTGTATCATGTCAGCAAAACCTGTTATACGTGATACAAGTGATTCTATACGTCCCTTATACATTCTAGGAGCGCATATATTATAATTCATTTTTACTTTAACAGTGTCAGCAGTGGGTCTAGTCATATACTCTGATAAGCCCCAGCTCATCATCATAGGGTGACCTAGTATTTTAGCTCCACTATATAAAGTTTCAATAGTTCTAGACACTCTTTCAAAATTATCACTTTCAGGTGGATTAAAAAAATCAGGTTTTTCTAATGCTTTTTCTAATCCAAAAGAATTCTTTTTTATTTTAAATACTTGATCACTATATGTTTTATATTCAAAATAAAGAACTTGAACGGTTAAATCATCTGACCTACCGCTCCAGTTTCTTAAATACTCTGCATTACCTGGATATTTCTGTATAGTTTCCATTTCTTCATCTGTAAGATCAGGAAACTGCATCTTTAAGTCTGCTAAAGCTACCGACTTAACTTCTCCAGCATAATATATATCTTCAAAGTTAGGATCTTCAGTATATGAATAAACTAAGCAAGCTGGATCTACGTAGTCTACGGTTACACCTTCTGCTTTGTTCCAGTTAGTTTTTACAGCACCAATACCTAATACTGTTAAATCATAATTAAACCTTCTTCTAGTTAGATCATATTTGTTCTTATCTAAAACTTGGTTTATAACTTCTTCTTCTGCTACTTCAACGCTTTGTTTAAAATCCATCTGAAGATGTATCTCTAGCTCTTGCTCGTCTTGTGGAGCACTTTCAGGATTTGGAGAATTAAAAGCGTTTATACCTAACGTCTGCTGTGCAGATTGTAAAAATTTCTTAGCGTTAATATCTGTTAATAAAGCAGTAGCGTATTCAGTTCTTGATCTTGAACAAACTGGATCTTGAGCAAAAGCATTTATTTCAAAATTTCTTTGCGATATTCCATTAACAACAATATCAACAAACTTAGATATAACAGGTACAGGTTTCCAGTCTAAATTTAAATAAGATAAATCTCCATTTATAGCTAATTCATCTTTATATTTTTGAACAGGCTGCTCGCCTCTAGCATATAATCTTAAATTGTGATATTGATTGAAATTTACAGCGTAACCCGGAGTGTTATATGCACTTCTATAATTCCTAAACCATTCTCCTTCAATAGCTCTACCGACAGCTAAGCCATATTCTACAGTAGCTTTTTCTGCGTCAGGTACCACCTGGCTTGGAAAAGAACTATTATTGTTAGTATAAATTTGCATATATTTATTTTATTATTTTGGAAATACTTCCTTTATTATCGTATCTTCTTATACCTAAATCAATTGGTTTTAACTTTTTCTCTTGATTAGGTTTGTATTTATTTTTATTACAAGCCATAATAGCCAAACCTGAACTTATAGATGCATCATGTTTAGTTCTATTATTTATATTAAAACGCGCCCAATCTTCTAAAGTTAATTGCATATACATATCACCAAATTCTTCACCCTGTATTCCTACATGCTCTTCTATATATGTTTCTATTGCTGCCGCGTGTGCTTGTTTTATATCTTCACTAGAATTAGGTATTCCACCTATTTCTTTTTCTGTCGTAGACAATTTATTCCATATTTTATCAGGACGATTCATAGAAAAACCTCTATATCCTCTTCTTTTTAAATAATACAAAAGTCTTGGCTTATTGTTTTCACACAGTATAGGCATACCATAAAATACTAAAGCCATTAACACGTCTTCAAAGAATATTTCAGCTGTTTGTGGTCTTGATATATATTCTAAAAAGAAATGATTAGGTGGAGCGTCTTCCATACTGAATTTAGTAAGACCGTGTAAAGCTCCATTAGAACCTTTGCCGTCTACGGTTCCTGATATATCGTAACTATCACAACCAAAAGCGCCAATGTGTTCATTACCAGGATATTTAGTTCCATTTTTTATAATCACTCGGTTTTGAAGGTTTTTAGGTGGAACCCAAGATATTAAAAATCTACCATCTTTATTAGGGTAAAATGTTACTTTAGTATCTTTAATTCCATTCTGCCATTGAAAACTACCTCGAGTAACAGAAGCTATATTACAAACTTCTTCATTGTAATCTATCTGTTCGTATATCTTTACTAGGTTAAATAAAGATTCTTTTGTTTCATCTCTAAAAGCGTGTTTCTCAGTACGTGGAAACTGCCTGTAAAATTCGTTTAATCCGTCTTGGTCTTGTTTGAGTCCTTCAACTTCGTTTTCCCAGTGTTCGATAACTCCGATGTCAATTGCTTCT